AGCACGGGCTACATGGCGCAACTGCAGGCCCTGCCCGAGCCACTGCGCAGCCAGATGCTGCTGGGCGACTTCGAGGCCGGCCTCGAGGATGACCCGTGGCAAGTGATCCCCACCAAGTGGGTGGAGATCGCCATGGCACGCTGGAAGGACCGCTCGCCCAAGGGTGAGCTGGTCTCGCTCGGTGTGGACGTGGCGCGCGGTGGCAAGGACAGCTCCGTGCTGTCGCCGCGCTACAAGACGCCCGACACCGACCTGTGGTTCGACAAGCTCAAGCTCTACCCGGGCAGCGAGACGCCCAACGGACGCACGGTGGCAGGCCTGGTGATCGCCGAGCACCGCGACCACGCACCCATCCACATCGATGTGATCGGCGTGGGGGCCAGCCCCTACGACGTACTCAACGACGCGGGCCAGCCGGTCTATGGTGTCAACGTGGCGGAGAAGGCCACCGCGATGGACAAGTCGGGCAGGCTCTCGTTCTTCAACCTGCGCAGTCAGCTGTGGTGGCAACTGCGCGAGGCGCTCGACCCCGAGGCCGACAACGGCATCGCGCTGCCGGATGACAAGGACCTGCTGGCCGAACTGTGCGCCCCGCGCTGGGAGCTCTCAGGAATGACCATCCGGGTCGAGAGCCGCGACGACATCGTCAAGCGTGTGGGCCGATCGCCTGACCGTGCGAGCGCCTTGGCCCTGGCCCTGATCGACACACCCAAGGTGAGGGCGCTGCGTTACATCGACCGCGAGACGTCGGGCAACGAGGGCAGCCTCGACTGGTCGCCCTACTGAGTGTGTCCATGTCCTGAGCAGCGCACAGCACAATGCGTCGCAACCCACCACAGGACTGCGACCATGTGCTCGTCTCCCGATATTCCGCCGCCCCCACCTCCTCCCCAGGACGTGAAGCAACCCGACACGGCCACACTGACGGACAAGGCCAAGCGCAACCGCAACGGCATCGCCGGCGGCACGCTGCTTACCAGCCCATCGGGCGTGAGCGGCGCGAGCACAGGCAAGGCCACCTTGCTGGGTCAGTAAATGGATCAGCCGGTCAACCGCAGGCAACGCACCCTGGCGCGCAAGAGCGCGCTGTGGAGTGAGCGCTCGTCCTGGCTGACTCACTGGCGTGAGATCAGCGAGAACCAGCAGCCCCGTGCGGGGCGCTTTGTGGTGACCGACCGCAACAAGGGCGACAAGCGGGCCAACAAGATCCTGGACAACACCGCGGTGTTCGGCGCTCGCACGCTGGCCGCCGGTCTGATGTCTGGCGTCACCAGCCCTGCACGCCCCTGGTTCCGCCTCGAGATCCGCGACAAGGACCTGATGGAGTCTGCCGAGGTCAAGACCTGGCTGCACGACACCGCCGAGCTGCTGCGCGCGATCTTCGCCTCGAGCAACACCTACCGCGCGCTGCACACGATCTACGAGGAGCTTGGGCTCTTTGGCACGGCCGCCAGTGTCGTGCTGCCCGACTTCGAGAACGTGATCCACCACCACCCGCTGACCGTGGGCGAGTACGCCCTGGCCACCAACCACAAGGGTGAGGTCGACACGCTGTGCCGCGAGTTCCAGATGACCGTGGGCCAGATGGTCCAACAGTTTGGGCGCGAGAACTGCAGCAACACCGTGCAGGACCTGTTCGCCAAGGGCAACTACGACACCTGGGTGGACGTGGTGCACATGCTCGAGCCACGGCGCGAGCGCGACACTCGCAAGCTCAACGGCAAGAACAAGCGCTTTGCATCGCTCTACATGGAGCCCGGCAAGGACCAGGCCGACCAGTACCTGAGCGAGTCGGGCTTCGACCGCTTCCCCGGACTGACGCCACGTTGGGTGGTCACCGGCAACGACGTCTACGGCACAAGCCCTGGCATGGAGTGCCTGGGCGATGTCAAGCAGTTGCAGCACCAGCAACTGCGCAAGGGTCAGGCCATTGACTACCAGGTCAACCCGCCCCTGCAGGTGCCCACAAAGTACAAAGAGGCCACCAAGGCCCGCCTGCCTGGCGGCGTGTTCTATGTCGACAGCATGGGGCAGGGCGGCGGGGTGCGCAGTGCGTTCGACGTCAACTTGAACCTGCAGCACCTGGGCCTGGACATCGCCGACGTGCGCGAGCGCATCCGCTCGGCCTACTACGCCGACCTGTTCCTGATGATGCAGGGCGACACCCGCTCAGGCATCACAGCCACCGAGGTGGCAGAGCGTCACGAAGAGAAGCTGCTGATGCTCGGCCCCGTGCTCGAGCGTCTGCACAACGAGCTCCTGAGCCCGCTGATCGACATCACGTTCGACATGGCCGAGAAGGCCGGCATCCTGCCCGAGCCGCCGCCCGAGCTCGAGGGCATGGACCTGAACGTCGAGTTCATCAGCGTGCTGGCCCAGGCCCAGCGTGCGGTGGCCACGCAAGGCATCGATCGGTTGATCGGCACCGTGGGCGGCATGGCTCAACTCAAGCCCGAGGTGCTCGACAAGATCGACTTCGACCAAGTGGTCGATGACCTGGGCAACGCCTACGGGGTCAACCCCAAGATCATCCTGCCCGACAACATGGTGGCGGCCATGCGCGAGCAGCGCGCCCAGGCCGCGCAAGCAGCCCAGGCCGCCGCCGCCATGCCCGCCATGGTCGACGCTGCCAAGACAGCAGGCGACGTGAACGTGCAAGGTGTGCAGGACGTCATGAACGGACTCATGGGGTATGGCACCCCGAGCCCATCACAAGTTTGAATCGGAGAGCACCATGGCATACAAGTTCAAGACCGGCACGCCCTTCCTCTACGACGAAGTCACGGACGACATCGTTGGCTGGCGCGACACCGATGGTGGCGAGCACTTGTTCGCCGACTCTGGTGCGGTGTTCGTGCCTGCGACCCAGGACTATCTCGGGATCATGATTGCTCACTCAGCGGCTGTCGCGGTTGGTGGCGGCACAGTTGCGCTGTCGGGTTACTACGACCTGACGCAGGGCGGCACCAACACGACACCACTGCCACGCGCCAGTGCGGTGTCCTACATCGGCACAGGCTACGAGCTGATTTATGCCGGGATGATGGACTCTGCCAACACCACGGTTGAGGTCAGCGAGGGCACGGTGTTGGACTGCAAGGGCGTGATGACCGCATTCGCCCACAACACGTCGCCGCTTTCCAATGCCGAGGCAGATGCGCTTTACGGGCCCACCTTCAGCGACGTATCGACCGCCAACTTCGCTAACACTGGCATCACGGCGGCCCACATCAAGAGCCTGGCGATCAAAGACCCAATCTTTGGTATCCACCAGGGCTCGCTCAATCGCCCTGGTTCGTTCTATACGAACTACCACGACATCGCCATCATCAACCCGTCCCGCTGGGGCGCCTGGTTTGAAAACTTCCAGCACGACGATTTCAAGGGCATCTCGGTTTTCAATGCCAAGCACGGACAGGTGGCGTATGTCGGTTCGTGTGGACGATACGTTTCGCCAGGAAACAGCTACGGGCATCAGGTTTTTGGGGCGACTCCATTTGGTTTGCCAGGCAAAACCTCCCGAGGATTCGTGCAGTTGTCATACAACAACACGATTTTCGGGATGGATTTCAAGACGCTGCAAATCAACAAGTTCAACGGCAGCAGCACATCTCAGTCAGTGACGTTCAACGGCACGTCGACGATTTCCGTCACGGACCTGAGCTTCTTCCCTGAGAACATGCCTGTCTGGTTCGTTGGGTGCAGTGCCTATGGGTTTGCAGACAATGCGCTGCACTTCGTGCTGACGCGCTCCGCTGCCACAGGTACGGGAACTATCACCCTGGCTACCAAACAGGGGAATTTCATCACTGGCGCACCAGACGGGTTCAATAACCCAACCACGGGCGGCGCGGTGACTGCAAAGGCAGCAACTGGTTCTGGCACCGTGGCGAGCGGAATCAAATCCGCAGGATTCCCTCAGATCGAGGTGATTGCGACCGACACATCGAAGGCGTTTTTTGGGTCGGGCGATTGGGACGCGGAAGGCGAAGCCAGCACTCAGTTCTATTTCCAGAACGCACAGGGCAATCTCGACCTAGCAATTGGTTTTCAAGCGCCAGGGAACGCATCAGAGGTCTGCCTTCGGAACACATCGAACAGCTCAATCGGGATGCGTTTCGGGTGCCGACTGGATAACGACATTGATTCCAACAGAAACGCTCTCGGCGGCTTCCGGGATGGACTGGGGAACTATGGGGCTATCGGCGTCTATTGGAGATCGGATCGTGATCGAGCTGGGCTGTGCCTCGCAAAAAATTACGGGTCAAACCAGATCACGAAGGCGATGACGCTGGAAAACCGCCAACCAGGCGGTGGCGATTGGACGTACCCAGGCCAGCCACTTGGTCAGAAGGTATCCGGCCCATTCGGAAACACCACACTCACTCTGGGGGCGGGATACGGTGGCTGCATTGGCTACTCAGGCGCAACACCTGGGACATGGACATTGCTTGAGGTCACCAGTGACGAGCTGGCTGGGTTCCCGTACGACATTGCAAACTACGGCACCAGCACGTTGACGGTCAACACCACCAACGGCCAGGTGTTCAACAACCAGGCGGGCAAGACCAGCTACTCGTTGGCTGCGGGCCAGTTTCTGAGCGTGATTGCCGTACTCAAACCGGGCGGCGGTTACATGTGGCACGTGCGCGGCACCAACGGCACCTAACCACACCCAGGCCCCTATGACTCAGCCGCTCGTCTCGAGTGTCCGTAACGCAAACCCCCTAACCTAACATCCTCGCCAACACATCAACCATGCGCGATCCAGTCGACCTCCGTGACCAAGAACGTGACGCCGAAGCCGAAGAGGTGGTGGCGCGCGAACGCAGGCGCAGGGAACTCGAGGACCTCAAGTGGCTGATGGCCCACCCCCAAGGGCGGCGCATCGTGACGCGTCTGCTGGATGCGGCCGGTGTCAGCCGGTCTTCGTACAACCACAGCGGTTCGCTGATGGCGTTCAACGAAGGCAGGCGAGACATCGGACTGTTCATCACGGCAGAGGTGCTCGAGGCAGCCCCCGAGGGGTACTTCAAGCTCTTGAAAGAATATCAAGGCAATGACTGACACGACAGCAGCGACCAGCGCAACGACCACCGAAGCTGGGGATGCACAGGCTGAGGCCAACGTCGACACCGCAGTGCAGACCGAAGCGCAGACCCCCGCGACCGACAAGCCCGCAGAGGCTGTTGTTCCCGAGGCCTACGAGTTCGCAATGCCCGAGGGGATCACCCTCGACAAGACTGCATCCGACGAGTTCAGCGCAGTGGCCAAAGAGCTCAAGCTCGACCAGGCCACGGCGCAGAAGGTGGCTGATGTGGGCATCAAGATGGCCCAGCGTCAGCAGGAAGTTTTCGAGACCACCAAGGCCGCCTGGGCCGAGCAGTCGCGCACCGACAAAGACATCGGCGGCGACAACTTCGACCAGAACATGGCCGTGGCCTTGAAGACCCTCAACACCTTTGGCTCGCCGGAGCTCAAAGACGTGCTGAACGCCAGTGGGTTGGGCAACCACCCTGCGGTGATCAAGCTGCTGGTGAAAGCCGGCAAGGCCATCAGCGACGACGGGTTCGTCTCCGGCTCCCCCAAGGGCGCCGAGACGGACATGGCAAAGAAAATGTTCCCCTCTATGAACTGAAAGGTATCCCATGGCTGCTCTCGCTGCAAACAACCCCACCCTGCTGGACGTCGCCAAGCGTCTGGACCCCGATGGCCGCATCGCCTCGATCGTCGAGCTGATGGCCGCGACCAACGATGTCCTGAGCGACATGTCCTGGCAGGAAGGCAACCTGACCACGGGTCACAAGACCACCGTGCGCACCGGTCTGCCCACTCCCACCTGGCGCAAGATGTACGGTGGCGTGATCCCCGGCAAGGCGACCACCGCGCAGGTGACCGACTCGTGCGGCATGCTCGAAGCCTACGCTGAGATCGACAAGGCGCTGGCTGACCTCAACGGCAACACCGCCGCCTTCCGCCTGTCGGAAGATGCCGCCCACATCGAGGGCATGTCCCAAGAGCTGGCCCAGACGCTGTTCTACGGCAACGAAGGCACCGAGCCCGAAGCCTTCACCGGCCTGGCCCCGCGCTACAACTCGCTGTCCGCGCAGAACGCCGACAACATCGTCAGCGGTGGCGGTGTCAGCACCGACAACACCTCGATCTGGCTGTGCGTGTGGGGTCCTCAGACCGGCTTCGGCATCTACCCCAAGGGCAGCCAAGCTGGCCTGCAGATGACCGACAAGGGCCAGGTCACCATCGAGAACGTCGATGGCAACGGGGGCCGCATGGAAGGCTACCGGACGCACTACCGTCAGGACGCCGGCCTGGTCGTCCGTGACTGGCGCTACTTCGTGCGCATCCCCAACATCGACGTTGGCGCGCTGACGACCGAAGGCACTGCCGCCAACCGCGCCGACGCGCAGAAGGCTCTGATCAACCTGATGGTCGCTGCCTCCGAGCGCATCCCCAGCTTCGGCAAGGGCCGTGCCGTGTGGTACGTCAACCGCACGATCCGCGAAGCGCTGCGCAAGGGCATCCTGGAACGCGTCAGCAACAACCTGTCCTGGGAAACCGTGGAAGGCAAGCGTGTGATGACGTTCGACGACATCCCCGTGCGCCGCACCGACGCTCTCGTGAACAACGAAGCTGTCGTCTCCTGATCGGCCGCTGAACTCTGAAAGGAACACACCATGATTCTCGATTCTCGCAATGAGTTCTGCGACGCCGTCGCGCTGAACACGGGGGCCGCCGGCTCTTACCTGCTGGGCAACCAGATCGACCAGGGCGTGACGGCCAGCCCCGGCCCCGCCGGCCACGGCCCGGAGCTGTACCTGGTGATTGCCGTGGACACCGGCATCACCGCTGGTTCCGCAGGCACGGTCTCGTTCTCGCTGGCCTCTGATGACAGCGCGGCGATCGCCACCAACGGCACGGCCACGGTGCACTTCACCACGGCCGCGTTCGTCACCGGCACCGGCACCGGCACCACCACGCTGAAGCCCGGCACGGTGCTGGCTGTGGTTGCACTGCCCCGCGCGTTCAACTACGAGCGCTACCTGGGCATCCTGCAGACCACGGGCACGGCCGCGATCACGGCAGGCAAGATCAACGCCTTCCTGACCACGGACCCCGCCGGCTGGGCTGCATACGATGCGCCCTTCCAGGCTTGAACGGACTGACCCATGAAAGTTGTTGCAACTGAAATGGGCTTCGTTGACGGCAACCGCGTCCGCGCGGGGACCGTCTTCGATGTGCCGGAAGGCAGCACCGCCAAGTGGTACGTGCCACTGGAGAGCGCAGCCAGCAAGGCCAAGCCGGAAGCCAAGGCCAAGGCCGTCAAGCCCGAGGCGCTCTCGCAGATGGGCCGCGACAAGCCCAAGACCTTCACCGAGGTCCACGCCGAGAAGCCCGACCTGGCCTGACCGGTCGGCACCCCAAGGCCCGCTGGCTCACGCCGGCGGGCCTTTTTCTTTGCGTGTCCGTGGCACTGCAAGGCGCCCATAAACTCGCAGCGACTGGAGAATCCCCATGGCAAGCGTCGTCCAACTCTGCAACATGGCGTTGAGCCACATCGGCTCCGAAGCGCGCGTCGCCTCGATCAACCCACCCGATGGCAGCGTCGAGGCGGGCCACTGCGCGACGTTCTACGACCAGGCGCGCACGGAGATGATCGAGCCTGGCGCCTGGCCTTTCACCCTGGCCCGCGCTTCGCTGGCTCAGGTCACCAACGCCAGCCCCACCTGGCTGTTCACCCACGCCTTGCCGTCTGACTGCCTGCGCCCTCTGCGCGTGCTCAAGAGCGGGGCCACGAGTGATGCCGACAGCGCCAACTTCGAGCGCGAGGGCGAGGTGCTCTACACCAACGAGGAGAACCCCACGCTGGTCTACGTGCGCGACGTCACTGACACCACCAAGTTCAGCCCCAGCTTCACCGCAGCGCTGGGCTACCTGTTGGCGGCCTACGTCGCAGGGCCCATCATCAAGGGCAACGACGGCATCCGCATCGGCGACGCCATGCGCCAGCGCGCGATGTCCTTGGCCGAGGTGTCTGCCACGGCAGCGGCCAACGCCACGAGCACCGAGCACATCCTCACCTCCAGCATCGTGGCGGTGCGCGCATGAGCACGAAGGCCCTGTACCGCAGCTTTGCGGGCGGCGAGATCACGGGCGAGCTGGCAGGCCGGGTCGACCTCACCAAATTCCAGACCGGCTTGAGCCTGTGCCGCAACTTCATCGTGCTGCCCCACGGCCCGGTTGCTCGGCGCCCGGGCTTTGAGTTCGTGAATGAGGCCAAGGACAGCACGCACGCGGTGCGCTTGATGCCCTTCAGCTTCAGCACCGAGCAGACCGCAGTGATCGAGTTCGGTCACCAGTACGTGCGCTTCCACGTCAACGGGGGCACGCTGCTCGAGGACTCGGTGGCGATCAGCTCCATCGCAGGCTCGACGGTCAACACGACCGCGGCGCACGGATACAGCACCGGCGACTGGGCCTTCATCGGCACCCGATACCACAAGGTCACCGTGGTCGATGCCGACACGTTCACGACCACCGACCTG